GGAGAGCAGGCCGTATTAAATAGGGAGATTTATTGTGATGGTTCGGCTAATGACGCTAATGTTTTTGGCTATCAAGAGCGTTGGGCTGAGTATAGGTATAACCCCTCGCAGATCTCGGGCCTCTTTAAATCGACGTCGGCAGGTACGATCGATGGATGGCATTTAGCTCAGCGTTTTACTGCTTTGCCGACTCTTAATTCTACGTTTATTCAGGAGAATCCTCCTGTTTCACGTGTTTTAGCTGTTGGTGCTGCTGCCAATGGTCAGCAGATTTTGCTAGATACGTTTTTTGATATTAAAGCTGCGCGTCCTATGCCGCTTTATTCTGTTCCCGGTTTGATCGATCATTTCTAATGAATTGGTTTAATGCCTTAGCTGCACTACTAGGTATTTTCCTAGTAGTGATTTTGCTTATTCAATACATAATAAGGTTATGACATGTTTGGTATTGATGATGCTATCCTTGGTGCTGTTGGTGGTAGTTTGGTTAGCGGTTTATTTTCTAATTCCGCTGCTGGTGCTAATCGTGATTTTCAAGCTAAGCAATCTGGTACTCAGTACCAGCGTGCTGTAATGGATCTTAAGGCTGCTGGCCTTAACCCTATGTTGGCATATTCTCAAGGTGGTAATTCTGCCGCTTCTGGTTCAATGGCTCAAACTCCTAATTTTGGGGATTTTGGTGTTTCAAGTGCTGCTCTTAATCGTGTACAGAAAGAGCAAGAATCTTTAGTACGTGAACAATCTAATACTCAAGTTGCTACACAGCAAGATTTGCGAGCATCCGCACAGCTTAAAGAGGCTCAGACTAAGTTAACCGAAACACAGACTACTGGTGCTGCACAGCAACGAGATAAAGAGCAATTGCTTATCGAAGAAATTGCAGCTCGCCGGCCTTATTTTTCTGCCAATTCTTTATTTGATATGCGTACCAAAGGCATTGGTGTTGCTAAGATTGCTACTGATGTTGATAAGACTATTCAAGATATTGAGACTGGTAAAGCTACTGAAGATCAGATTCGTAAAATGATTGAAAAAATCAATACAGAATTGCCAGGTTTGAAAAATATGGCTGAATTTGAAAAGTCTTTAGCTGGTGAGCCTACAGCTGCTGGTAAATCTTTATTACCTATATTGCAATTTTTAAAAACTATTATTGGAGGTAAATAATGAAAGTTCCATTTTTGCGTACTTCTTACAATTATGACCGCGACAGTATTTCTGTTGAGACTGGGCTTGAATGCCCCGAGCCGACTATGGCTCAACAGCAATTTCGTGATGAATGCGATATTAATACGATAATGGAAAAATTTGGCCAGACTGGCCAAGTTAATACTTCTGCCCGCATGCCCCAATACGGGGACTATACGGGCGTTAATGACTACCATACGGCTTTGAATGCCGTAATACAAGCCGAAGAGAGTTTTGGCGCTCTGGACGCTAAGATACGCGCCAGATTTGATAATGATCCAGGCAAGTTTGTAGATTTTTGCCTTGATGATAATAACCGCGACGAGGCGGTTAAATTAGGCCTTGTAAAGGCCGTTAGTACACCGGCTGAGCCGGTGAAAGCATCGCCGTCAGGCGATGCAGCACAGTGAATTACTTGATGTAACTGTGCTAGGTGACACCAACCCCCTTAAGGAGATTATATGTACAGTCTGAAGCGTAAGCATGTAAATAAGCATCATAGTGCTAAGAAGTTTCGTAAGAATATTTCTACTGTGAAAGCTGCCAATATTCGTATTCACCCAATGCGTGGTGGTTGGCGTCTATGAGATGGCTTGTTATAAGCCTTTAAAGGCATTTCAATGTTTTGATAAGTCCATTGTTTTTACTGAGGCTAGAAAGCACGACGTGGTGCGTAGCCTTGAACTTCCTTGTGGGCAATGTGTTGGTTGTCGCCTTGAGAGGTCTCGACAGTGGGCTATTAGATGTATGCACGAAGCCAGTCTTTATAAGCATAATTGTTTTATAACCCTTACGTATGATGATAAGCATTTACCGGCTGACAACAGCTTGGTTTATGAAGATTTTCAGTTGTTTATGAAGCGCTTGCGAAAGCGTTTTAAGGGTTTTGATTTGGTCGATGGCAAGAGACCGATACGGTTTTACATGGCTGGTGAGTATGGGGAGAATTTTGGAAGACCCCATTTTCATGCGTGTATTTTTAATTTTGATTTTGAGGATAAGATTTTATGGAAACGTACAGATTCGAATTCCCTTATTTACCGATCAAAGGCTTTAGAAGAACTTTGGCCTTTCGGTTATTCGTCAATTGGAGACGTCAATTTCCAGTCTGCCGCTTACGTTGCTCGCTACATTATGAAAAAGGTAACTGGGCAGTTGTCTGAGCAACACTACCAAGAAGTTAATTTTGAGACTGGTGAGATTGTTCAGAAGGTTCCCGAGTTTAATAAGATGTCATTGAAGCCCGGTATAGGTTATAGATGGTTTGAAAAGTATAAGGATGATGTTTATCCTCATGATTATGTCATTGTCAACGGTAAGAAATGTAAACCACCGAGATATTACGATGGCAAATTTGCAGAGGAATATCCGGTAGAGTTCGACCTACTCCAGTGGGAGAGGGAGAAACAAGCGAGGTCACTCGCTAATGACAATACGCCTGAAAGACTTGCAGTTAAAGAACAAGTTACAAAGGCTAAGTTGTCTCTTTTATATCGCAATAAACTTTAATGGAGGTTGTATGAATATGATTATGGTTGCTGTTCGTGATAGAGCTGCGGAAGCTTATATGCGCCCCTTTTTTGTTGCTACGGCTAACATGGCAATACGCTCATTTATGGATGAAGTTAATCGTGATGCTGCTGATAATCAGCTTTTTGCTCATTTTGACGATTTTGATTTGTTTGAGCTTGCCGTTTTTGATGATAATTCTGGGTCAGTTACTTGCCACGAGTCTCCTAAGTTGCTAATGTTAGGAAAACAAGCAAAGAATTGATTTTCTAACTCCTCCTCGATTTTAAAAAAATCGGGGAGGCCCACTCGGAGCTTAATATGCATCGCAATCGTTCGGTAGATTTACATCAGTTTAGTATGATTCCTAAGGCCGATATTCCTCGGTCTAGTTTTGCCATTCAAAAGACTCATAAGACTACTTTTGATTCTGGTTATTTAATTCCCGTATATGTGGACGAAGTTCTTCCCGGTGATACGTTTAATCTGCGCATGACTGCTTTTGCGCGTTTGGCTACGCCTATTTATCCGGTTATGGATAATCTTTATTTGGATTCTTTTTTCTTTTTCGTTCCCAATCGTTTGTTATGGACCAATTGGGAGCGTTTTATGGGTCAGCAGGACAATCCTACTGATTCCATTAGTTATCTGGTTCCTCAGCAGGTGAGTCCAGCTGGTGGTTATGCAGTGGGTTCCCTCCAAGACTATATGGGTCTTCCGACTGTCGGTCAGGTTGGTGCCGGTAACACTGTCTCCCACTGCGCTTTTTTTACTCGCGCTTATAATTTTATTTGGAATGATTGGTTTAGAGATGAGAACTTACAATCTTCCGTCGTTCAAGATTTGGGTGATGGCCCTGATACTTCCCCTGCTACTAACTACGTTACTTTGCGTCGTGGTAAACGTCATGATTATTTCACGAGCGCATTACCCTGGCCTCAAAAAGGCAGCGCTGTCGCTTTACCGCTAGGTACTTCTGCTCCTGTTTTGTGGGATATTACTTCTGGCCCCACCACTGCTGATAATAAGTACGCTACTTTTAAGAATGATGCTTCTGGATCAGCTTTAGGATTTGCTTATTCGACGACTTTAGGTTCTGGTGTTGGCGCTACTAATGGCGCTAGTGCTATTGGTCAATTGTATGCTGATTTGTCTACGGCTACTGCTGCCACTATTAATCAATTACGGCAGTCGTTCCAGATTCAGCGATTGCTAGAAAGGGATGCTCGAGGTGGTACGCGTTATACTGAAATTATTAGGTCTCACTTTGGCGTTATCAGTCCAGATGCTCGTTTGCAGCGTCCTGAGTATCTTGGTGGTGGTACTACTGCCATTAATATTAATCCCATTGCTCAAACGTCCGGTACTTCAGCAAGTGGCACGACTACTCCGCTGGGCAACTTGGCAGCTATGGGAACCGCGCTTGCATCAGGTCATGGTTTCACTCAATCATTTGTAGAGCATGGCGTTATTATTGGTTTAGTTTCTGTTCGTGCTGATATGACTTATCAGCAAGGTCTTCGTAAGATGTGGAATCGTTCTACTAGGTACGATTTTTATTTTCCGGCATTTGCTCATTTGGGAGAGCAGGCCGTATTAAATAGGGAGATTTATTGTGATGGTTCGGCTAATGACGCTAATGTTTTTGGCTATCAAGAGCGTTGGGCTGAGTATAGGTATAACCCCTCGCAGATCTCGGGCCTC